GAGCCTTTAATTCATTTAGATGTTAAGTATTTATTAAAAGCTTTATCTGAAGCTGGATATAATGTTAATGTTGAAACTAATGGATCAATGCCTATAAGAAGTTATTATAATACAGCTGGATATCAAGAAAAAGGTTATGAAAATGTCTGGTTTACTGTAGATTATAAATCACCAAGTTCTACTATGAATGATAAAATGAATATAGATAATTTTGATGTAAAAGCAAATAATTGGCATAATGTTGTATATAAATTTGTAGTAGGAAGTAAAGAAGATTTAATGAAAGCAAAAGATATAATAGAAAATTATATCTTAACAGAAAATGATAATAATAATGTTATATATTTTAGCCCTATATTTGGTGATATAGAGCCTAAAGAAATAGTTGAATTTATGCAAGAACATAAATTGTTCAATGCTAAAACTCCTATAAGATGTCAAGTTCAACTTCATAAGGTAATATGGCCAGCAGATATGAAGGGTGTATAGAAAGGAGAAATGAATAATGAATAAGAATAAGCCCTTTGACGAAGAAAAAGTAAAGGAAGCAACTAAATTGTTATTAGAAGGTTTAGGTGAAGATATCACAAGACCTGGATTAGTAGATACTCCTAAAAGAGTAGCGAAATATTGGAGAGAATTATCTGAAGGAGCTCACTATACAAATCAAGAAATAGCTGATATGTTTAGAAAAGATTTTCAAGTAAGTTTTGATCCGATAGTATTTAAAGAGTGTGAAAAAATATTCAGTCATTGTGAGCATCATTTAGCTTTAATGTACAATGGAACTGTATATGTAGCATATATTCCTACATATTGGAATGGTAAAGATGATTCTGAAGGATTTAGAGTAATTGGATTATCTAAAATTCCTAGAATAGTAGATATGTGTGCTAAAAGATTACAATTACAGGAAAAATTTGTAGCCGATGTAGCGGAATGTATACAATTAGCTACAGGTTCTAATCAAGTATATGTAGAAGCTATACTTGATCATGGATGTGTTTCTGCTAGAGGAGTTAAATCATCAGGTGTAACTATAACACCTTATATGTCTCCTGCATTAAGAAATAATCCAGAAGCTAGAAGAGAAATACAAAATAAAATATTAATTGCTAAATCAAGAAATTAATATAAAAAAGAAAGGAAGATTAAAAATGGAAGAAAATTCAACAACAATGAACTTAGGAAATTTACAAGCAGGAGGTATACCTGCTGTAGAAATTCCTGTTACAAATGAAGCATCTGCTTCAGCTACAAATACAGTAGTAGCTCCTGTTTCTGATATAAATGCTAATCCTATTTCTGTATCTACAGAAATACCTAGTCAAGCATCAGTTTCAGTTGCTCCAGTACAAAATAACTTAGTACAAGCTCAACCAGAACAACCAGTAGCTCCTGTATTTACACAAACTACAGTACAAGCACAAGCTCAACCTGCAGCTAATCCTCCAACACCACCTGTTGAACCAAAAGTAGAGGAGAAAAAACCAGTAGAAAGAACTGATTATGATATAATGATTGTTAAAACAACAATTTTACAAAATATGTTAGATAATGTTTTAAAAATTATTAGTTATGAAGCTAGATCAGAAATTAGTACTATTGTTCAATTAGTATTTAGTGCTAAGGGATTAGAAATAAAGAGTGCTAATGGTATTGAAGCATATATTTATGAAAAAAATTCTGAATGGACATATGCAGCTTTAGGTGAATATAGTATTTGCTTAGATTCTCAATTTTTACAAAAATTAGTATCTAAAATTACAGCTCCATATATCACTTTTGAAAGATCAGTTAATGATCAAAGAATAATTTTAGTTAAAGCAGGATCTGCAGAGTATCAATTACCTGAAAAATTAGATCCAAATTCAGGAGAAACAATTAATGTAGAAATGCCTGTATCATTTGATGATGTAACTCCTATTACTTTAACAAATTATGATAAATTTAAAGCAGCTTTAAACAAATGTTTACCATTTGCAGCTGAATCTGATGGTAATCCTGTATTTAAAGGAGTATATTGTGGAAATAACTATATAGTAGGATCAAATGGTGATACAATATGTATTATGGATAGTATACCTGAATTAAATAATGCTGTTATATATTTACCAAAAGAATTTGCTAAAAAGATAACAAGTATTAATATAGATGGAAAAATAGATTTAGCTTGGAAGAAAACTGAAGGAAGATTAAATCCTTCTATGATAAAAATACATAGTGTAGATATAGAAAATAAAACGGAAATTGTTATTACTGGAATGTTACAAGAAGATGAACATTATAATGATTTTCCAATTCAACCAGTTATTGCTTTTAAACAAATGCAATTTGGTCAGACATTTACATCATCTAGAAATGAATTTAAAGAAGCTATTGATAGAACATCTTTATTCTTTCAAATGACAGATCAAAATCAATTAAATATAGCTATCACACCTGGTAATATGAATATAAAAAGTTTATCTGGAGGTTCTGATGAAAATGTTAAGATTGAAGGATGTTTACAACCATTAAATGTTATTAGAATGGATGCTACACAAATCAACTTAATGTTAGATAATTTATCATCAAATCAAGTTATAATGAAAGCTGATAATGCTAATCCAGGATTGATGAGTGTAACAGATGAAGATAGTTTAATTATATTATCAGAAGCTCACGGAGTATAGTTTGGAGTGTTAAATATGGGTAATATTAACAGTAAGAAGAAAGGTGCTCATGGAGAGCTAGAATTTGCAAATCTATGTAAGGAATATGGATTTGAAAATGTTCATAGAACAGCTCAGTTTAATGGAAAGATGGAAGATTCTTTAGGAGATTGTGAAGGTCTAGAAGGAATTCATATTGAAGTTAAAAGAGTTGAATCTTTAAATGTAGATAAAGCTATGGAACAATCTATTAGAGATACTGAAGCTAAGAAAGAAAAGAAATTACCTGCAGTATTTCATAGAAAAAATAGAAAACCTTGGAAAGCTACTATGTTATTTTCTGATTGGATTAAATTATATAAAAGCTGGCTTAAAGATCCTGATAGAGAGGAGTAATATAAATGGGAGAAGAAGTAAAATATGACTTAGGTAAAACTCAAAAAGATCAAAATACAATCGATATGGAAGCAATTGTACACAGAATAGTAGATGAAAAAACAAAAGATGTTACATCTATTATTCATAAAATAAGAGCTTTATTGAAAGATGAAACAACTGAACTTAGTGATTTAGAAATAGATGATATTTTACTTCAACTTCCAATTGTATTATATGATTCTATGGAAGAACAGGAGTTTATAGGTTTAGAATTAGATATGGCAAATCAAGTACATAAAGAAGCTTATTCAGAAGCTTATAAACTTGCAAGAGGAACTATTCCTGAAAGACAATCAATAGCTGATTTAAAAACTAGAGCTGAACAACTTGAAAAAATATTATTTGATAGAAGTTATAAAATGATAAAGCAGAAGTTTGAAATGGCTATTGAAACTTTAAATGCTGTTAAAAAAGTTCAAGCAGCTCGTCAGCAAAGATATGATTTAAATAAATTTAGTAATAGATTTTAGGAGAGAGATATGAAAAAAGTATTTATATGTCAACCTATGTTTGGTAAAACAGATGAAGAAATAAAGAAAGAAAGATATGAAATAACTATAAAATTAAGAGTAAGAGGTTATGAAATAATAGATTCTTATATAGAAGAGGATACGGATAATCCAGTATATCTATTAGGAGAATCAATTAAACTATTAAGTACAGCTGATTTTATATATTTAATGCCAGGATGGGAAAATGGTAGAGGTTGTAGAATAGAAAAACTAGTAGCTGATACTTATAATATTCCTATTTTAAAGGAGGTATAAAATGTCACAGATTGATGTTTTAATGAAAGATATAAATAAAAAATATGGAGAAATAGCTTCTTTTGGTGTTAAGAAAACTGAGTATGATAAAATACCTTTTACTTCACCTAGATTAAATTATATGTGTTTTGGAGGATTACCCACAGGAAGAATTTATGAATTCGCAGGACCTGAAGGATCTGGAAAAACAACTACAGCTATGGATATAATTAAAAATGCTCAAAAGAAATATAAAGATACTGGAAAGAAAATTCTATTTGTCGATGAAGAAGGTACTTTTGATTATGTTTGGGCAAATAAAATAGGTGTAGATACAAATGATTTATTAATTATAACTCCAGAAACTATGGTAGCAGAAGAAGTATTTAATATAATGAGAGAGTTTATAGCGACTGGAGAAATATGTTTAGCTGTATTAGATTCTGTAGCAACTTTAGTTCCAAAACAATTATATGGAGAAGATATGGAGAAAAAAGCATATGGTGGTATAGCTATTGCTTTAACAAGATTTTGCAATGAAATAAAAGGACTTCTTATAAAATATGATTGTACTTTAATTATGATAAATCAAGTAAGAGATGATCTTAACTCTATGTTTGGTGGTACTATAACACCTGGAGGTAGAGCTTTTAAACATGCTTGTTCTGGAAGGTTTGAATTCAGAAAAGGTAAATTCATAGATGATTCAGGGAAAGAATTAACAAATAATGCTGAGAATCCAGCTGGTAATTTAGTTCATGTAGTAATAAAGAAAACAAAAGTATTTGAACCTACAAGAAGAGTTGGTTATTATACAATTAAATATTTAACAGGACCTGATTTTACAAGTGATTATATTGATGTAGGATTACAAGTAGGTGTTATTAATCAAAGAGGAGCTTATTTTGATATTATAGATACTTCTACTGGAGAAGTTTTAAATGAAGATAAGATTCAAGGTAAATCAAAATTAAAAGAACAATTAGAAGCTCACTCAGAATGGATAGAATTAATTGATAATGCAATGAATGGTAAGAAAGTAGAAGAAGTTGTAGATCAAGAAATACTTGCTGAAGCTAATAAATTAGTTAATACAAGTAAAGATGAATAGGAAGGTGCTATAAATGTATATACGATATAAATTATATAGAAGCAGTGTACCAGATGAAGTTTTTAATAGTGAAATGATAGAAGTGCCTATTGAAAATGATGATCATATAGTTATGATAGATAAGATATTACAAGATGTATTAACTCAACATATATCAAATTTACCTGAAGTTCAAAAGTATGGTACAGGCTATATTGGAAAGATGGAAATTGTTAATATTGAAATTAATGATAATGATAATTTAAATTTAACAGAAGAAGCTTTTCGTCATTATATGTCAACAATATTACCTCATTTAGAGATTATTTGGAGTCAGACAACAAATGATATAGGTAATGAAGAAAAAGCTGTTAAAAGCGAAAATAAAGAGAATTAAAGGTAGGTATTAACAATGTATAAATCAACTAGAGATGCTAGTAAACGACAAGAAAAAGCAATAGCTAAATCGATAGGAGGAAAAAGAACTCCAAATTCAGGTGCAACAAGTTTTGATAAATCTGATGTATATGTAGGCTCTGAGTGGTCAATAGAAGCTAAAACTTGTATGACTCCTAAGAGCTCTTTTTCTATAAAGAAAGATTGGCTTATAAAAATGAAAGAAGAACAATTTGCATGTAATAAATCTTATAGTGCATTATGTTTTGATTTTGGAGATGAAGGAAGTCGTTATTATATAATAGATGAACAAACATTTAAACAAGTAATGGAATTAATGAAAGAAGAATAATATGTAGAAAGGAGACATGCAGGATATGCCAGATCGTAGAAAAATTATAGATACAAAACCTGAAAAAATAAATGTCGAAATTATTTATCAATATGATTTTAATAATCATAAATGGATAGAAATAGAAGAATATACAGATAAAAAAGGAAATGTAAAAATAAATAGAGGAACTAGACGTGTTAAATTTGTAACTATTGAAGGAAATTATGCTTATTGTTTAGTAAATGAAAATACTAAAAACATTATATTAGATAATCTAAATGTAGGCTTATTTGGAAAAGATTCTAAATTATGGTCATTTAGATCCCTTTATATGCAATTTAAAGCTAAATGTAGTAATAAATTGAAATTATATATGAAAAGTATACAAGATTTTGCTCAATATATAGATGATGCAGAAAAAGTTGTATTACAAGAGATAAGATTAGAAGAAGATTTTAGTCTTAAATGGTATGGAAAATTAAATAATAGACGGTGATATAGATAAAGATAGAATGCTAATCTTTTTATTATCTGGAGGCAGGATTGAAATACTTGGAAATAAGCAATTAACAAATAAAGGTAATTGTAAAGTGTTAGTTAGATGTAAAAATAATTATTATGTTAATAAAAAGATAGTACCTGATATATTTATACAATTTACAAAAGTAAATGACTTACCTAAAAATTCTAATAAAAGAAAATTAGATTTAAATAATTGTAGATTTTTAGAAGAGGAGTAATACATAATGGCTAATAAAATAAGTTTAGCAAATAAATATAGACCTAAGACATTTGATGATGTTAGTGAACAAGGTGAGATAAAGGTTATATTAGAGAATCAAATTAAAACTAATAACATAAAACATGCTTATTTATTTTGTGGAGGAGCTGGTACCGGTAAAACTACTACTGCCAGAATTATAGCTAATATGATGAATAATGGAAAAGGTATTCCTATTGAACTTGACTGTGCTAGTCATAACCGGAGTAGATGATACCAGAAAAATAATAGATGAATGTAGGACAAGACCTTTAATGGGTAAATATAAAATATTCATTTTAGATGAGTGCCATATGTTAACTATACAAGCTTGGAATTCATTATTAAAAATATTAGAAGAGCCTCCAGAATATATAGTATTTTTATTTTGTACTACAGATCCTCAAAAAATTATAGGAACAATTATGTCTCGTGTTCAGAGATTTAATTTTTCTAGAATTAGTACAAATGGGATATATAATAGATTGAAATATATTATTGAAAGTGAAAATAAAGAGCATCAAAGTTTAGGTATTGATTTAATTACATATGATGATGAAGCTTTAAAATATATAGCTAGACTTGCAAAAGGTGGTATGAGAGATTCTATTACCACTCTAGAAAAATGTTTAGATTATAATCAAAATTTATCATTAACTAATGTTCAAGTAGTAACATCTGGAGGAGTTAATGAAGAAACCTTATTAAATTTTATGAAATTATTATTAAATGGTGATGGTAAAGGTGCTTTACAATGTTTTAATAATGTATATATGTCCGGAATGGATAATGCCTTATTCATAAAATTATATATAGAATATATAGAAAATTGTATTAAATTTATGATGGTAAAAGATGCAGATATGGTTTCTTTATCAGAAATATCTTTAAAATGGTTAAATGAAAATGATAATTTTTTACCAGATTTAAAAATACAATTAATGAGTGCTTTAAATATAAAAAATAATTACTCATCAGAAGATTTAAGAATAATAATAGAAAGTTGGATAATACAATCATGCAATTAATAGGTCAAGAAAATAATTTAAAGTTAATAGATACCTGGAAAGAATTACCTCCCTTTGTAATCATTCAAGGTGATGAGCATATGGGTAAAAATTATTTTGTGCTATATTTATGTAAAAAATTTGGGCTTTATTATAATAAAATGAGTAATAAAGTTGAAGATATAAGGGATTTACTAAAAAAGATGGTTGTAGGAAGTAATATGGTCTATCATTTTGATAATTTTAATACAGCTTCTCTTGCAGCTAAAAATGCTTTACTTAAAATAACTGAGGAACCTAAACAAGGAAATTATATTATTATAACAGGAGGACCTCAACTTAAAACTCTTGAAAGTAGAGCTAGAAGAATTATAATGAATCCATATTCTGATCAAGAAATAAAAGAAGTCATGAGAGCTTATTATCCTGATGAGCATTTACAAGATATGTTAATAGAATGTGGAGTTAATAGTCCTGCTAAGGTTGAATATTATAAAAAATATGATAGAATAGAAGGTATATCAAAATTTGCAATAGAGATAGCTAATAAAATCACTTATATCTCTCCTGATAATATTATTCAGATGATGAGAAGATTTGAAAATAGATATGAAGAAATAGATGCTTATCTTTTATTTATAGTAATGCTCATAAATGTTTTAGAAAATAAAATAAAGACATCAGGATATTATTCATATGATAAATATATACCAATACTAATAGAAGGTAAAAACGCTTTATTAAGAACTCCTTCATTAAAAAGAAAAATGTTAGTATTTAATATGTTTTATAGAATGTATCAAGTTAATAAGGTGAAATAATATGAAAAATTTAAAAGATTTAAAAGAAGATATATTAAATAATAAAATAGAAAAATTTTATGTATTTTATGGTGAGGATTATGGATTACGACATCATTATATACAAGAAATAGGAAAACATTTTGATAAAATAGATCCTGTTTATGATATGGAGAACTTTGTTAAACAGCAAACTGGTGGAGGATTATTTAAAAAGAAAAGATTACTTGTAG